TATGTGTCAACAGGTCTGTACGTCACCAACATCTACAAGTTAGGGTAAACACCTATAGACAAACCAAACAGGTGGCTCCACAATGGAGTCACCTTAACAGGAGAACCAAATGAACTTAGACAACATCATCTTGAACACCAACGGTAAAATCTTCACCTGCGTGTTCGTCAAAATAGACGGCAGCGAGCGCACCATCACGGCTCGCCTTGGAGTGACCAAGCACCTCAAGGGTGGTGTGTCAGCCCACAACGCTGACGACTACATCACGGTGTTTGACATGAACGCCAAAGACGAACGCAGCAGCTACCGTGTCATCAACCGCAGCACCATCAAGGCTGTGACGGTTGATGGTATTACCCACACAGCTTAGTCGGGTATTTCACAAAACAGTTGACAACACAAACAGATGGCTTTATAGTGGAGCCATCTTAACTTCCTAAGCACAGGAGAACATCATGAAACAATTCACCAACATCCTCAAGGGCAGCGAGCGCAGCTACCAAGTTTGCTATGGCGTTTATGACTGCGACTATGGGCAGCTGCCTGTAATTTTCGCCGTGTACAAGGCTGAGCAAACCGGCAAGCGCAAGCGTAACCTTCTCAACCGCCTCAGCCCCGAAGAGGTCAAAGCACTGACCGCTGCTGCCGTGAACCACGAGGCTGAAAAAAACAGTTGACAAACCAAAAAAGTGGGGCTATACTGGCTCCACTTTAACTTCCTAAGCACTGGAGAAAATCATGACCAACTACATTCGCAAAGTCACCGTTATCAACACCAGCGGTGTGTACCACTACCTTGAGGCATACCACCCCAACGAGTGGACTGTTGAAATCAAGTACCAAATCATCGGCGACCACGTGAGCATTGACGACGTGCTACTGCCTTTGACGGACGACGAGATTGATGCTGGCGTGGAAGCCACCAGCGTCATCAACTTGCCCGGCATGCTTGAGTGGGCAGATGAGACGGCGCAGTACTACGAAGACACCCAAACACTGTAAGGAGAGATGCCATGAGGTTAATCAAGCTAGAGCGTAAGAAAGGCTTTTACAGTCGCTGGATGGGGATTAGATGGTACAGCAGCGCTGTGTACACAATTGAGGGGCATGAAGACATCACCATGTTCTGCCCCGGCAAGGGTTATTGGATAGCCAACCGCAATGGTAACTTCTTGTGTGTTGGTAAAGGCACACGTAAAAGGTTGATGGCTGTGCTGAGAGAACTAGGACACATTTAACAGCGGGTGGTCGCTGGCAAAGGGCTGTGGAACATGGCAGATGCGAACCAGCCCAAAGAGTCTCCGAACACCACGAAGCGAGGGGGCGTGGAATCTGCCTTCCCCTCTCAACCAAACTAACTCAGGAGAGACAACATGGATAAATACCGTCAAAACGGCGATTTAAGCGATTTTAGGGCTGTGGAGGTATCCACCCCTTACCAGTGGCTCAAAGACGGCTTGTACGCCGTTCTCGTGGCTCTCATGGTGATGTTTCCATTCTTCTTGTGGTGAAACCATGATAGAATTGATATTTTTAGCAGTGGCGCTGGCTTTTCTGTGCGCCGTGGTGTGGGTGATACAGGAGTACATTGATGACCTATAAGCTGGAGGCTCGTAAAAACGGCGTTTACATTGAGACATTCATTGACCGTGAATGGGCAAGCGTAGAAGAGTATGCCCACCAGTTGCTAATGGATGGCTGGGATGTTACAATCAAACACCGAACAACGACATTTAAACCAATCTTGAAGATGGAGGAAAACTATGGCGGCACTGACTAGAAGCCCTATGCCCACGGTCATGGATGACATGGGGCGATGGATTAACCCGTTCAGGAATGACCTGACCTACGAGCAGTTGTTGGAGCTTGAGAAGTACCAAGCGAAGGTGCAGCGAGAGCTGGATAAGCAGCACGTACAGGCAATGCCGGAGTCGTTGTTTTGAGGTGCGTGTGCTGCAACAACCTGCTCAGTGACTACGAAGCAACAAGACGTAACATTGAGACTAACACATTTGTTGATATGTGCAACGAATGTTTTAGTACCGTGGACGGTGATATGAAAACAATAGATAGATTAGATTTAAAACACGATGATGCAACTAGGTTTGCTGATGACGATGATTGGCACGATATTTGCTCTTCTTATAAGTAACTATAGAAGTTAACTTCTATGGTAACTATAACGATATTATCTATCTATAATAGTTAAACAATAACTTAGAAGGTTAAAGGCTATGATTGAGAAAAACATAGAATGGGAAATCAACACCACAATGGCTGATTTTGCCAGTTTGGTGGAACTGTACGGTTTCAGCGCGATGATGGATACATTGTTCTCAAAGCTAAAGCAGCGGCGAGGGCGTGACCTGACAGAAGCCGAGAAAGCCGAGATGCAAACCATGTGGGACAACACCAGTTTATGACACTCAAGTTTGAAGCAATCCACCAGCCCTGCCCGAGCTGCAACAGCTCAGATGGGTTGTCAATCAACACCGACGGCTCAACCAAGTGCTATGCCTGTGGTGTTTTTAGCCCGAATAAAGGAAAAAACATGTCAACCCTAGTCTCCCCCTTCAGTGAGGCAAAAAAACCGCTTACAGAGCCATCTGACGCTTCCTACCTACCCTTTAAGGACAGGAAGATATCCTCTGAGACGGCTAGGAAGTACAAAACCCTGTCAACTGCCACCAAGGTGTTGTTTCCATACAACAACAAGGATGGTGACAAGGTTGCTCAGAAGGTGCGTCACCCGGACAAGACCTTTGCCATTGAGGGCAACTGGAGGGAGGCTGTGCTGTTCGGTCAAAACCTGTTCACCAAGGGTGGGAAGTTCGTCACCATTGTGGAGGGTGAGTTTGATGCTTTGGCAGCGCATCAGATGCTTGGCGACTACCCAGTTGTGTCTGTTCGTAATGGCGCACAAAGCGCCGAGAAGGACTGTAAGGACAACTTTGAGTGGCTTGACAGCTTTGACAAAATCCGGGTGTGCTTTGACAACGATGAGGCAGGGCAGACAGCAGCCAAGAAGGTTGCAGCGTTGTTTGCTGGAAAGTCATCAATTGTCAAGATGGACGAGGGCTTCAAAGACGCCTGCGACTATCTCAGCAAGAATGAAATCCGCAAGTTCTCTGACCGCTGGTGGAAGGCTGAGGAATACAAACCTGAAGGCATCGTCACGGTCAGCGACATCAAAGAGCAACTTCTAACCCCACCGAAAGAGGGCTTGCCGTGGTGCTTCCCTGCACTGTCAGACCTCACCTTTGGGAGGCGTAAGGGCGAGCTATATGCGTTCGGTGCTGGCGTTGGTGTCGGCAAGACCGACGTGTTCACGCAGCAGATAGCCTACGATATCCGTGAGTTGAAAAAGCGTGTTGGTGTGATTTATCTAGAACAAAGCCCGATTGAAACCGCCCAACGTGTCGCGGGTAAACTTGACGAGCGCCTGTATCACGTACCTGACGGCGGCTGGACACGTCAAGAGTATGAGGAAAGTGTTGACAGATTGGAAGCCATGCAGGCGCTGTACATGATGAATCATTTCGGCGCTAAAGAGTGGGCAGAGGTGAAAAAAGCGATACGCTACTTTGCTAAGGCAAAAGACATTGAGATAATTTACCTTGACCACCTCACTGCACTGTCAGCCAATGAGGATGACGAACGCCGTGCATTGGACGCCATGATGGCTGACATGGCTGGGCTGGCACAAAGCGAGGGACTAATCATTCACTTTGTGTCGCACCTCACTACACCCGAGGGCAAGGCTCACGAGGAAGGCGGTAGGGTGCTAGAGAAGCAGTTCACGGGTAGCCGTGCCATCGCTAGGTGGGCGCACTTCATGTTTGGCTTGGAACGCAACAAACAACACGAAGACCCTGAGCAACGGCAGGTCACCACCTTCCGTGTTCTCAAAGACCGCTTCACAGGGAGAGCAACCGGGCAGACCTTCTACTTGAAGTACAACAAGAACGATGGTATACTGCGCGAATACGAACTCAGCGAGGACTTCTGATGGGCGAGTTTGAGAAACCTAAAGACACAGAGGACAAACAGGCTTGGTGTGACTACGGAGCAGAGCTAGAAATAGCTTTTGTTGAAAGGTTACGTCAAAAAGGCAATGGCGTAGCAATAGGAATGAATCCTGATAAAAAGCATGACAAGTACACTTTTGATTTGATAGGTAAGTTTCAATGTGATTTGAAAACCTGCGAGACTCCTTTTAGAACTTGTTATAGGTATGGGTTTGACCCTAAATACGCGATTACGATTGACAAAAAAGACATTGATAGGTATACCAAACTGTATCCAAACATAATTTTGGTTCTTGATATTCGTTATCCAAACTACACCGCCATAAAAACCGTAAGTATTCAAACTCTTGCGCGTTACGTTAAAGAAGAAAAAGCTAAACCCCATGAATACAAGAAAAGGGTAAACGATACAAAAGGCAACGCAAAATCTTGCTACATTTTTGATTCACGTTGGTTTGATGATTTAATTCTGAAGGAAGTATAATGGCTAAGATGAGCACACTGGCGATGGAGATTGAGGAGTACCAAAACATGTTCAACGGAACAACACACGATGATATGGTGAACCACCCACCGCACTACAATCAGGGCGGTATTGAAACGATTGAAGCCATCAAGGCTGCATTGGGTGACGGCTTTCCTGCCTACCTAACCGGCAACATCCTGAAGTACATGTGGCGGTACAACCACAAGAACGGGCTGGAGGATGTCAAGAAAGCGCAGTTCTACCTAAACCGACTTGTACAGGAAATGGAACAAGAGGTGCATGTCAGCGGCGTGCCGTACACGGTGCCGAAGTCCTCAATCCTTGGAGGTGGTGTATGACCGACAACGAGAGGTATACTAGAGATTGGCAAGCTATCATCAACTTCTATCGGAGATACGGTAATGGTAGTGTATCTTGACATTGAAGCAGACGTAATTCCCTCCACGAAGGTGTGGTGCGTGTATACGTTTGACACGGAAAGCGAGGAGTATAAATGTCATACGGAAGCCGCAAGTCTAGTCCCTCTGCTAGACCGCGCAGAAAAGATAGTGGCTCACAACCTGATTGGCTACGACGCGCCAACCTTAAACAGGCTGTGGAAGACGAAGATTGGATTGACGAAAGCGAGAGATACCTTGATTCTCTCAAGGTTGCTGAATCCATCGCTAGAAGGCGGTCACAGTCTAGACGCATGGGGAAAAAGACTAGGGAAGAAGAAGATTGACTATTCTCGGATTTACTGGCGCTTGCGTGGTGAGCGCAAGTACGACAAGACCTCTATGGCTCCGTTCAATGAGCCGAACATGTCTCTCTTGCACCGATACTGCAAGCGTGACGTGGAAGTGCTGGTGATGTTGCACAAACACCTTGAGGCTGAACTGGCTGAGAAGAAGTTCAGTGACCAGTCTGTGCAGCTAGAACACCGTGTGGCTGCAATCATTCAGAAGCAGGTGGAAAATGGCTTTACCTTTGATGTTCAGAAGGCTCAAATCCTCAACGCTGAGCTGTCAAGCAAGATGGCTACTATTGAGGGTGAACTTCAAGATGTTTTTCCTCCGATTGTTACGGAGCGTTATAGTGAGAAAACAGGTAAGCGGCTTAAGGATAAGGTGGAGGTTTTCAATCTATCTTCTCGTAAGCAAATTGCTGAACGTCTTATGGCTGCTGGTGTTAAACTATCTGCTCGTACCGATAAGGGTAACTTTATTATTGACGAGAAGGTACTTGAGACGATTGAAAGCCCACAAGCGAAAATGCTCACAGAGTACCTCATCTTGCAAAAGACAACAGGGCTGCTCAAGGGTTGGTTTGAGGCAGTCAAAGATGGCAAGATGCACGGAGGCGTTAACACCAACGGAGCCGTTACAGGACGTATGACACACAGCAAACCAAACATGGCTCAGGTGCCAAAGAAGAAGCACAAGTACGGCGAGGAGTGCCGTGATTGCTTCATGGCTAGGGATGGTTGGGTGTTGGTTGGCGCTGATGCATCGGGATTAGAGCTGCGTATGTTGGCGCACTACATGCGTGATGATGATTACACTAAGGAGTTGTTGAATGGCGACATCCACACGAAAAACCAAGAGGCGGCAGGACTCCCTGACCGAGACAAAGCGAAAACATTTATCTATGCTTACCTGTATGGCGCGGGGGACGCGAAAATCGGGTCAATCATCGGTGGTAGCGCTAGTGACGGCAAAGAAATTAAGGCGCGTTTTCTTTCCCAAACACCCGCCCTCGCTCGTCTACAGAGTAAGGTTGCCGAACAAGCAAGTAGTGGTTGGGTACCGGGGTTGGATGGTAGAAAAGTTTGGGTGCGCAGCGAACATGCTGCCCTTAACACTCTACTCCAAAGTGCTGGTGCGATAGTTATGAAGCAAGCCCTGTGCTTGCTGTGGTCAACCTTGAAGCGTAATCGCATCCAGTTTGGCTTCTGTGCCAACGTTCATGATGAATGGCAGGTAGAGACGCCTCCTGAATCCGCTGAAATTGTTGGGATGACTGGGATAGAGGCTATCAAGCAAGCAGGGTGGCAACTAAAGCTGCGCTGTCCGTTGGACGGTGAATACAAAATAGGCAAGACGTGGAAGGATACCCACTAATGGATGAAGACGACTTGGTGGAGATGTTCACTTCTTGTGACGACTTGGTGGTGCTAGGAATTAATGATAATAGGTTAATTCTATGGCATCATCCTGATACAGATGAGATGAAAGTATTAGATATTCTCTTATACTCTTACCATCTGTTTTATGGGAAGGCTGGTGATAAAAACCCTTTACATTAGCCAAAATTTGTGGTATAATTCTTTTTTAACTTTCCGATAAAGGAACTGAAACTATGCAAGACAAAATCATTAAGGTGCAAGGACAACTGTTTTTTAACTACAACTTGGTCAACAAGAACAAGAACAAGTGGAATGAAAACAATCCTGCCCTGCAAAAGTACGAACTTCATCTAGGTCAACTGGATGAGGCTACCGTTAAGCGGCTTGAAAAAGAGCTGAACGTAAAGGTCAAGACCAAGAGTAATGACCAGTACGGCATCGGTACGTTTATCCGCTGCAAGAGCAACTTTCCGTTCAATGCTGCTGACGTTGATGGCAACCCGATTGACCCGCTTACCATTGGTAACGGTTCGGTGTGTGTTGTTTCGCTGAAGTCTTACCAACACGCCATGTCGGATGCTCATGGCTGGTCGCCACAGGCGATTGGTGGCAAGACCACTGCTCACATCACGGTCAAGGAATTGATTGTGAAGGAACCTGAAGAGGCTTTGCAGGAAGATGAAGTAGAACTATGATTGGCACAGCCCTGATTGACGCCGACGTGTTGGCGTATCGGTTAGGGTTTGCTTGTAAAGATGAAACTCAAGAGAAGGCAGCGTCATCGCTGTCTTCTTTTATTGAAACTATTCTTTATGAGAGCCTTGACGTAAACAAGTACGAGTTGTATCTAACTGGCAAGAAAAACTTTCGGTTGGATATCGCCACCACAGCACCGTACAAAGAAAACCGTAGTGACTTTCAGAAGCCTGAACATCTACAGTTTTTACGGGACTACATGGTGGACGCTTGGTGCGCCACTGTGTCGGACGGCGAGGAGGCTGATGACCTAATTGCTATCCGTGCAACCGAGTTGGGAGACGATAGCATCATTGTTTCAATTGATAAAGACTTCAATCAGGTTCAGGGATGGCACTACAATTTTGCGAAGAACGACAAGTATTATGTGACTGCCGAAGAGGGGATGCGGTTCTTTTACAGGCAGATTCTGACTGGCGACAGGGTGGACAACATAATCGGTATCAAAGGTGTTGGCGACAAGAAGGCAGAGAAGATGCTGGGAGACGCCAAGACAGAGCAAGAGTTGTATGCCGTCTGTGTGGAGGCACTGGGCGAAGAGAGGGTACTTGAGAACGGGAGGCTGTTATGGCTAAGACGAGAGAAGAACCAACTTTGGTTCCCACCGAGTTCAAACTAGCAGGTATGGACTGGAAGGTGGTTTTTTATGAACACCTGCATGACTTAGGAATGTGCGATAATGACACAAACACAATCTCAATCAGACAAGGAATGTCAAAACAACAAACCGAACAAGCATTTTGTCATGAGTTGGTACATGCCATATTTTACACAATGGGCAACACCGATGACCATGATGAAAAACTTGTGGAAGGGTTTGCCCAACTTCTATATCAGTACCTCCGAGGCACCGCTTGATGCCGAAACGGAAGGTAGCAAAGAAGACAAGCCAAAGAGTAGCACGAACAAGAAACAACGGAAAGTGGACTGAAGCAAGGTTCAAGAGTTTTATTGTTGGGGTGCTACGCGCAGCGATGCGTAAGTGGGGAGTGTTCCAT